TTACCGAACAAGTCCAATATATTTTGTACTATCTTCTGAGGGTAAAACCTGTAACCGAACTGGCTGTTCAAATGTATGCTCCTCATAGTTAACTTGTACAGTTATATTTTCATGTTCAGCGAATAAGCTTCCAGCAGATTGAACCTGTGCCAATTGTGACTCCGCCTGTTCTTCTTGAACTGGCTGTTCTACTGTTGTTGGCTGATTATAGACTGATTGCAGAACACTCTCCTGACTGTCTGTCTCTAAAGTAATGGCTGGTAAAATCAGCAAATATGATATTCCAAAAGCCATAATTATTGACAACACCATAGTTATTTTTGCAGTCTTTTTCTCTCGAAAGTATTGCTGAACAAATTTAAACAATCTTTCCCATAATATTTTCATGTTTTATATCTCCTTCCTTTATTTGATTACTCCCATTTTATGAAATGGCCATATCCGAAAGGTTAACTTTCCAACCAGTTGCTCCTCACCAATCGACCCAATAGCTGTATTTCTAGAATCAATAGATACACTGCGATGATCTCCCATTACAAAATATTGACCTTCTGGAACCTGGTACGGTAGTTTAATATCAGTTTGACCATAGGCCTTATCTTTAACATAGGGTTCGTCTAATGTTTTTCCATTTGCATAAACATTCCCCTGCTCATCTATATTTACCCACTGACCAGAAGTTGCTACTACTCTTTTTACCAAAACCTTATTATTGTAGTAGAATGCAACCATATCTCCAGTTGAAAGTGTATTTGTCTTCACAGTTGCTACCATATCACCTGCTTTCAGAGTAGGAGACATGGAACTTACATAAATATGTAGAACTGGCAACCATAACATGGCTATTAATACTGCAAGTGCAACGACAGTAACAAGCGTGAAAATAGTATTTTTTAATGTCTCTAAATACCGCTCTTTATATCGTATTTTATCCAGCTCCTCTGACATTATTGATATACTGGGTAAATCTGATATGGTAACATAATCCTTATTTTTATTAGTCGCCATCCTCATCTGTTCTCCCTATTTCACAATTATCAGATTGTTTATGTGTAACTTTTTGAACTTGTTCAAGATAAATATTTGCAGCCAATTGTGCTTCTTCAAAAATCCTAGTAACTGCTAGAGACGCCTCCGCTATCGAACCAATTTCTCCCAAAACCGCTTCGCGATACTCAATTCTTTTTTCCAAATCTACTAATTTTGCTTGATAAGACTCTATTTCCTTTGCCTGCTCAACCAAGAGTTCAAATAATTCAGAACGCTTCAGTTTTTCTAAGGTCTTTTGCATTTAACATTGCTTCTTCCTCTCTCCTTTTTGCTTATATTGCTTTCACTACAAAATATATGCTTATTTACTTCTAACATATCACCTATCAATCAAAACATATACATTTTTGTGAATATAATATGATCAAATTAGCCTGTACGTGATACCAAACCAATCCTTAGTTTGTCAACAATGCCAATTTCTTAAAAAACACAAAAAAATCAGAACTTTTTGCACACATATGTTTAAGTTAAAATATGTATGCAAATCGAAAAACTACATCCTTCTGATTTCTCAAACAATTCCATTAATATAAATATTTTTTTCATAGCTAGTGCATCACTAGATTCCCCTCATTTGTTTCATATATTTTTTTGAAAAAACATACGAAAAACAAAGAAAAAACAATTTATTACATTACCCTGTATAAGGGATAAATTGATTTTAGTAGTGATTTGCAGATTGTAACTTATTTAAAATTGAACATCCTCCAACTTTAGATTTTTAGAAACGCATACACTGCTCCTATCTAGCGATAAATCGGAGAAGAAATATTTAACGAATGATAGAGAAGTTCTTTAAATATAACGTAGAACCTGTATTTGATAACAAATGTTTCTAACTAAATACTATTCACAAACCTCTATCACTCTTATGTGGGTATATGAGTTTTATCCTATTATTACTCAGATAAGGCTAGGAGTAAAACCGTTCCATTAGCAGTTTCACTGAAAACGTCCCACAATCACCTAAAACATTATAAACACAAAATGAAAGAGAGAAAGAACTAGACAGATAATACTCAATGAAAATCAGACTAGGCGACGCAGATGCAGATAGAACTGAAGTTCATCAAATCAAGTCAACAACGTCTGATTTTGATTTTCGAAGAGTATAAAAGAGTTCGGCAATAAATCTTTATTCCCAGTTGTTGAGCTGAAACAATCTGTCTCCAAACGTTTTTACTACACTGGGATGTTGTTCAAACTTTGAGAAATAGTACTGTTTTTTTGTACAGATCCATTTTTGCATACAAAAAAACCTGATCACACGATCAGGCTTTTCAGGAGATTATGAAAAATATTTAGGATTGGGTATAGTATAACCAATATTACTAAAAGTCACATCCGTCTTAAAACTGATTTATTGAATATGACTAATAAAATAAGTAGAGTCGTTTAAAAATAGACTTATTCATACGGGGACTGCACTCATTACTGTTAGCTACCAAAACTACAAGCATAATTTAAGAACCTGTATTCACAGTTCAACGCTTCTATTCTAAGGCTAGTTTTTAAGCTACTCATCATTAGTTTTTTTCAAAATACAATCAATATCCCCCAAAAAAATTACCTTGATTAGCTAAATCTGTCTCTTAATATGAGTACTTCGCTTGTAAATACAGGTTCTAAGAACAGGGCTTTACCAAAGCAGGCATGGATATATTTATTTTTATTAAACTCTCTATCTTATTTTGCACTTCTGACACAAGCTTCATAGGTCTGTTCCATCAACATGGTAATAGTCATCGGACCAACACCACCTGGAACCGGGGTAATATAACTTGCCACTTCTGATACCTCATCGTATTTGACATCACCGATTAGCTTGCCATTTTCATCACGATTCATACCAACATCAATCACCACGGCACCTAGCTTAACAAATTCCTTGGTCACAAAATGACCACGACCAATGGCAACAACAAGAATATCGGCCTGACGAGCAAGATCTGGCAAGTTTTTGGTGCGAGAATGCGCAATCGTTACAGTAGCATCGGCATCCAATAACAGCTGTGCCATCGGTTTACCAACAATATTAGAACGACCAATAACTAAAGCAGACTTCCCTTCCAGCTCAATCTGATATTCTTTGAACATTTCCATAATTCCTGCTGGGGTAGATGGAATCATAACAGGATGACCTGACCAGAATTTCCCCATGTTAGTCGGATGAAAACCATCCACATCCTTATCTGGGTCAATGGCCAACAAGACCTTCTCCTCGCTGATGTGGGCTGGTAAGGGCAATTGCACCAAAATACCATGCCATTCATCATCCTGATTATAGCGCTCAATCAAATCCAACAAGTCTGACTCAGAAATCGTATCTGGAACGCGAACAACCTCACTCTTGAATCCAGCAGCTAGAGCTGACCGCTCCTTATTCCGTACATAAACCTGACTAGCAGGATTTTCGCCAACTAAAATAACTACAAGACCTGGTACCAACCCCTTTTCTTCTTTTAATCGAGCAGTTTTCTCCGCCAAAGCAGCCTGCAATTTTACACCTAGTGCTTTCCCATCAATGACTGTCATACCTACACTCCTTTTGTTTTTTCTATTATACCATAAAATTCAAAATCCACATATAGTAAATGTTAATAAACACGCTCCCCGACTATTCCCCGACCTCTGGACAAGGTCTTTTTTAATTCCTCAAAAACGGCAATTTTGCAAAATGTCCGTGATAAAGGCAAAGGCTATTGTGCAATTTTGACCGCTTTTGAACAATAGCCTACTGTATCCTACTGTATCCTACTGTATTTTGAGCAACAAAAAAGGCCCAGCAATCGCTGGGCTGAAAATCTATTTAAACGTGCCATAAGGCGCGACATTACGCCGCTTTGACTCCTCGCCTGCTGCCACATAGCGACGCACACCACTACGACTAACGTACGATACCCAAATGTATCCATCGGCAATATAGACCGAATCATAATTAAATTGCTCTCCGTAAGTGTAAGTAGCTACCACTTTACCGTCAAGACCAGGCTTGTCTCGTACATTGAGCATAGATACTTTAACGGTCATCGTCCCTTGCTCGTCTTTGACCTTGCCAAGATTTCCACTACTTACCTGTGTTACCACTGCAGTAGAATCGTCATAAGGCGGGTAAAACCAACCAACAAGATTGCTGATTTGCTGGCTAGCATATTGAGCAGGACCACCGACTGACAGATTGCCAACTAGGTTTTGCTCGATGGTTTGAACAGTATTGCCATCGACTCCGATAATCAATCCGGTGTGCCCATAATTGACACCATCGCCAGCCCAATAATTTTTGACAAAAATAGCTCCCGGTCGAGGACGGTCAGAGGTGGGCGTGTAATGTACCTCAAAACCATGTTGCTTGGCTGATTTAATCAAATCAATCGCATTGCCCCACAGAGCCTTACCAAAAAATTTACCGCAGATCCAGTTGGGTAGGTCAACGCATTGCTTGCCATACCAACCATCGTAATCTACGCCTTGACCACGGTTAGCAAGGTCTTTGGCAAAATTTACTACATCATTTACCGTTGTCATTTAACACCTCCATAAATGGATAAATTAAAAAAGCAATCGGCGCCAATATAATCAACGCCGACACACAAAAAATAATTTTAAGAGCCTTCATCAGTCCACCTTCGGCTCGTAATAGTGCAAAGCTTGTTCGCTATCAGCAATCCCGTTAGTTGTCGGGTCGTTGATGACCCCGACCACGGTCAAGATGGACATAATCGTACCAAAAGTGGTCTCCCAATCTTTCGGCACCCAATTAAAACCTAGTTGTTGTGCCAATAGTACAATCAACGGCACCAAGGTCCACCAAAAAGTCTTATTGCGTAAGCGTACGCCCCAATTGATTTTATGCATATCTTATCCCTCCTTTATAGGTAATTGTATATAGATTTGGTACATAGTTTCAATCTCGCCATTACCACCTAAAATTTTATAACTGTCAAAAAGCTTGGCAATCTCACGGCGTTCCTCAAGCGTGGTCCAGCCTTGCTCGATAGCATTCTCCAAGTCCTTGTAAAGCAAGTATCGACGGCTACTGCGACTACTATTTTTAAGTGTACTCACCTCTTCCTTGACGTCGTTAAGACTGCTTCGGTTACCATCGACTACTTTCTTTACATTGGACACATCGTCTTTGATATCTTCCATGTTCTGTTTAAGTTCGCCGAATTGGGCCTTGTTGAGATTGTTAGACCGTGCAGCAAGATAGCCAAAACCACCAGTAGCGATGACACCAATGGTAGGCGCCACCGCTCCGATGATGTGTAAGATTTGATCTGGCATAGGCTAGACCTCTGTTGATTCTGCCCCTTGTGGGTCTGTCCAGTCTGGGTTGCCATGTTCATCAAATTTCATGATCCAATATTCCTCATTGAGCATATCAGCAATATTAATTGTCGCAGCGGTACCACCCCATTGGTTAAACGCCCAGATAGTTTCCACATCGACAAATTTGCGACGGCCGTTGACAATTGCAGGACGTTTCTGCACGTCGCGGTACATATAAAAGTCTTGATTAGCTGATTTGCATCGGATGAATTCTCCGTGCTCTTTCATGTAGACGAGTGCAGTCGCAAGGTCAAATGGTTCGGTGATTGTCGATAGGTCGAGCAAAGTGTTGTTAGTAGTTTCTGTCATGATTATTCTCCTTCTTCTTGGTCAATGATTTCCTCTGGTTTAGTAGCTTCATCCAGTTGCTGAGTTAAGTCAGTAATTTCTGCCTGCAGATTAGCGATGGTCTGCTGTGCCTCAGTTAGTTGCACCGCGAGCAAGTTCTTCGTCGTCATCTCCTCTGACAGTTTTGTCACGAGGTCGTTATTAGTCAAGCGTAGTGCTTGGTTGATTTGTTCTTGGTTCATAGTTTGCTCCTTTTACCTCCAACTGGAGTAGAAACTCCGCTGATAGTTGCCGTTATTATTTAAGTTATTGAAATTGTCGAAAATTTTATTAAGTACTTCTTCCAAATTCACATAGGTGTTATCTGCTAGATTAAAGATTCTGTAATTTGTTGCAGTGATAGTTGCTCTTCCGTAATTTCCATATGGAAATAAAGAAACTGCTGATCCTTCCCCGTATGACCTGAAATGCCATCCTCGAGCTGTGCCGTTACCGTCATCAAAGACCTTATGACCAATTTGCACATCATCCGCTCCAATGTCCATCTTGTCAAAGAAGGAACCATCAGATTGAATACCGTTCCAAATTCTGATACCTGCAAAAGAACCATTGTTTGGATTTTCACTTCCGTCACGGTTAGAACCAATAACGGTTACCCCACCAGGCTTTCCTCCATAGGTCCCTGTATCAAACTTAATAAACTGTGTAGGATATCCTGTCAAGATACGCTTCATAGCGGCTTGGTTAGTATAGTACAGTATTTGACCATTGCTTAGGTTAACTGCCATCGCACCATTTGTAGCTGTCAAAATCCCACCTGAAATTTTATTTGCCGACAAGGTCACAGCCTGAACCCGTGTGATAAATGCGTTCTTAGCAAATATCTGTTTCAAATAGGCCTCATTTGCAGTCATCTTGTTGACAAAGGCTTGGTCAAAGACCATCTTACTACCGTCGATACTATTAACTGCTATCCGTGCAGCATCCAGCGTACCAGTTGTAATCTTACCAGCATCTAAACCAGCAATTTTTGCAGATGTGATGACTCCATCCTGGATGTATGTCTTACCAGTAATCTGTACGAGACTACCATCAAGCTTAATAGAGCCATCTTTGTTTAGATTAATCTGCCCCAACACATCGCCAGCCTTTGTCAGGTTTTTAATCGCATAAGACCCAGCTAACGTGCTGACCTGTGTCTTAAGTCCATTAGCACCAGACACCTCTTGGACCAAGCCAGCAGCAGTCTGCGTAACCTTGCTGACATTGTCTAAGATACTACCTGCAGTACCAACAGCGCCAATGGTCCTAGTGTGACTGTCAACTGTGTCTTTAACTGAGTGTAGAGCTGTGACAGTAACAAGGTCTTCGGGAGCTGGTGACCAGTCAGTTGGGATAGCACCTGTCTCAAGTTTAAAACCTCCAAAAAACAAAAAATTCGTTGTGTTAGTTCTTTCCAATCTCGGAACAATTATGCCATCAGAAGCAATTTTAATGGTGATGGAGTAGCGCTGGTAATCAGTTGAAATAGCAATATATTTATTATTAGGATGGCCCTGTGCTGGTGTTCCTGTTTCACTATGTAAAAGATAAAACATAATCCCATCATTTTCAGAATCGCTCTTGGCATAAAAGCTGAATGTGTATATTTCCCCAGATTTCACAGAAATTCTCTGTGACTTACCTAACCAAGCTGTTTTTGTTCTATGAATATGGACATCTTTGTATTCTTCAAAAAACGAACCATTGCCAGCGTTATACCAAACACCAGAAAAATCTCGACTTCCTTTAAATAGATTACGACCACCAATTGAAGTCGGTATCTTCGTCTCAACATTGCTAATCTCAGTCCGTATCTGCCCGGCTACCGTATCGACCTTGGTACTTGCAGTACTGATTTTCCTGTCAAGTGTCTGTGCACTTGTGGTCAATTCAGTCAACTTTCGGTCAACTGTATTTTGATAAGTCGCTAGATTTTGCTTGGCGGTGTCAGCTGTAGTCTTAATCTCGTTAAGCTTTAACGTGGTTCCTCTAGCGTCTTCGTCGTATGTCGACTTAGCCACATAATTGTTTGCAATTGCTGTACGCTCAGCAGTTAACTGCTTGGCCGTTTCAGTCCGACTAGCAGATAGATACTGGTTGGCTCGTGTGCTTTCGCCATCCTTGTAGGTTTCCAGGCTCTCCAGACGGGTCTTAAAGCCTTCAGCAGTCTGCTGAGCGTAGGTCTTGGCTTCGACAGCCTTGCCATCTGCCAGTTGGATTTGACGAGACAACTCTGCGCTAGATTCCTCAGCAGTTCGCTTGTAAGTAGCCATTTCAGAACGAAGGTCCTCGTCTGAAGTACTCCAGTCTGTAGCGACTGTTCCACGTTCTAGTTTCAGACCCGCAATATAGATGCGAGCATTTCTATCAAATCGCTCAATGCGGGGAAAGATATTACCTGCTCGTGTAACTGAAAATGTCACAGAGATACGCTTCCATACATTAGAAACACTGATGGAACGTGAATTGATTGACACTACCGCTGGATTTCCCGTGGTTGGGTGAGTGAAGTAACAGTTAACCGTGTCGGTTTCAACACTACTTTTAATGTAGCAACTGAACGTATATGTTTCGTTGATTTCGGATGCATAAGCTTGAGAAATACCTAACCATTCACCTGACCTACTCATAACTGTCAGACCTCTGTATTTTTCCGCTTCTCTGGTCCAGGAATAACTATTGAGCCACGACCCGCTGAAGTCTGTCGTTCCTGTAAGAAGGTTTTCTCCCCCTACACGCAAATTCTCAAACCGCTCCGTCACTCCGTCAATACCGCTCTGCAAGTCAGCAGTCTTGCGATTGATACTATCAATCTGGCCTGTATGACCGTTAACTGCCTGCGTCAGAGCCTCGTACTGTGTCCTCGTTTGGCTCAGAGTGTCTTCTACGGTCTTGGTCCGACTTGACACACTAGCAATGTCTCCAGTTGCCTTAGAAACCGTTTTAGACAGTTCTGCGACGGTTGTTTTCGTACCATCTGCCAGATTCTCGACAGTTGTCACACGGCTAGTCAAATCTGTCTGTGCTCGTGCTTGCTCCAATATCTTGCTGGCTTGCAAATTAAGGTCGTTTCGCAAAGCTATAGCACTTGCTTGGCTATCTCTAGCTTTTTGGTCGGCACTAGCGATTGCTGACTGTAGTTCAGACTTAGCAGTGTTTAAGGCTTGACTGACCGTTGCAACCTGGGCTCTCGCATCTGCGATAGCTTCGTCTTTTGACTGTAAGGCGGTTGTGACTGCACTAGCCGCATCCGACTTGGCTTGGTTGGCAAGAGCTTCGACAGACTGAGTCTTGGACAATATATCCGAGACCTGTCTGTCGTGTTCCTCAGATTGTGCTTGCATGGATTGGTTGATTTGGGCGATTTCTTCCGCAATCCTATCTCGCAAGGCTTCGCTTTCGTAGGTTCTCAGAATTTCTTCCCAGACTTCTCCAGTCCACCGAAGCATGATTTTGTGTCCTTCGTGCTCTGGATCTGGCTTATACCAAATATCATTGATCAGCACTTTACCTGGATACTTGACAGTAGGGTCTTCAGTACCGTACCAGTTATTATTAAAACCATCAGCACTTGGTAAGTAGTCAGGTAAGTTTTGGACAAAATTAGAAAACTCATTAGTAACAAACTGTTCAACAGCCTTGTCCGCAATGGTCTGAACTTTGGCTTCGTTACTTTCGCCAATCCTATCTCCAAGCTTGATGCTGCTGGATTGATTGTTCAATCGGTTAAAAGTAATTTCAAAAATCCGAGTATCATAGTCCAGTTTTTTATCATGCCGAACAACTCGAATGGTATCCCCAACTTTGACACCTCTCAGATAGACACTTGAAGTCTTCAAGGTCAACTGCGGACGTGCAGCATCAATCAAAGTCCTGTACGTCCGTTCAATCAAGACCTCTGGATTCTCTTCTTCCGAAAAGTCCACAAAGCCGATTTTAGGACGCATAGAGCCGTCAGCGTTCTTGATACCATATTGCCGTGTCATCAAGGGCAATTCTAGGTATTTCTGCCCTTTAGGCTTATCAACTGGTTTGCCTTGTGCCCTTGACCAAACTACGTTTTCAAACGTGATTTTCCGACCGTACCCGTCACCAGTTCCCTCGCCCTTACCGCGACCGATAAGGGCAGTAAAGATGTTAGTGCGTTCCACCTCTTGCAAGATTTGCAAGGCATTGTGACCATAGACCACACGCTTACCGACTGCTTCACCAATTCTTTGTTTAAAGTCAATGTAACGGGCACCGATGCGATTGCCGTTCATCTCGACAAAGAATTGCATCTCCAAGTCCCAGACTTCACAGACCTTTTTCAAGGCATCGAAAATCGATGTGTAATAAAAATTGGTACTATGTGGTGTGGTTTCACCAACAAAACGAGCCTGCCAGTTGGTACCAGCAAGCAAGTCTGTAATCACGGGTCTAGCCAATACGTTATTTGGCCGTCTGTCATAAACTACCGACTTCCGAAGTTCCTCGATCCCTGACTGGACACCAATAAGCGTTGTCAGCTCATCAGAAAACTTCTGGGCCACGTAGAAATAATGAAAGGTGTGAGCATCTTCCATAGTCTGAATAGCCATGTACTCCACCTGTTCCAACTCATCCGCATTCAGCCCTTTCAACTCGACAGTCAAACGGTCAGACACGTAGCGTTCAGTGGTCAATGCGTACTTCTGCAGGGCAGTCTTGACAGCTGATTTTCTGACAATCTTTATTAGCTTTTCGTCTTTATCAAATAAATAAATCACGCTCTCTCATCCCTCCAAACTACATTTTTTACCGTGGCATTTCGTGCCATAATTCGGTCACCGTTTTTGACCGTAAATTGTTCCAACGGACTAAACCGCTCCAGCTCACTGAGAATACTTCTGCCGTTGTAGGTAGCCGTCACTTCATCAGCTCCGAATGTGACCACAATGTCTTTTCCAGCTGCATAAGATCCTGTAAAGGACAAAATCTTTGTGCCGTTGATAATCTGTACTTGGTTAACCGTTCCAGTCGGTGTGACCGTAATAGACTCAGGCAAAACTTCCAATGCATCCGATAAAGAAATAAGCCCAGTAGAATTCTGGGCATTTTTCTTTTTGTAACCATCCGGAACGATTAGCGAGAACTTGCTGGCAATGGAAAGAGAAGTTTCCTCAATGTCATCCGCCCCACTGAAATAGCTATAGTAGGTGTAAGTTGGTTCGTCCTTAAACGTAATTTCCAGATAACCACTGCTTGCAAGAGTTCGCAAGATCCTGTTGAGTTTTGCAAACTTGTCTCGCATGTCCGCACTATTTCTAGCTTCCAGCTGGTACTTGATTTCAAGCACCCGTTCATCATCAGAAATTTCTTCCACCCACACACCTCGACGACCAGGTACAGAGCTTGTTTTGACCGATTGACCGAGCAAGCCCCTACCTGTTACTGTCAAATGTCGGTAGCCCTCAACCAGTTGATTGAGGGGCACACCGTTGATTGACATATTATCAGAGGGGACAGCCTGATTTAGTTGAGTACTCACTGTTGTATCTTTAAAATCGTACATATTCCCTCCTAGTATTCTTCTAAAACTAATTCAAGTTTTTGAGCATCTGTAATATCTTCTGTAAAGGCACGGAAACTATTAGTGCCAAGCGTTAAACTAATGTAAGCTGGCTCTTTTCGGTTCAACTTCATCTCATGCTCCATCGCTCCGCTAAATGCGACAGATGGATTGAAATTGTTAGATAACGCAGAGATTCCGGTCTTGATTACAGCAAAATCCGGAGTAATATCTATATTATTCGATAACAAATTTGAAATGGTGTCAGCAACCCCAAACACAGTATTTTTTACGGTGCCAAACCCAGTTTCTAACCCCTTATTCAAACCACCCATGATAACATTACCAGCTGGAATCAATAGTCTACGGTCATAACTGATAGGCCCTTTGTTGTTTCGGATCCAATCGGCAATTCCACCGATAAAGCTCTTCACGCCTTCATACGCAGATTTCAGACCTCTTAAAAATCCATCAATGATGGCACGACCTGCTGCAAAGAGGTCGATGTTTTTCAAACCGTCAAAAATGCCTCTCACTCTGCTTACTAAATCAGATACGCTACGCTTTAAATCTTCCCAAGCACGTTTGGCCCCAGAAACAAGATTGTCGATTGTATTTTGGACACTTGTTTTGAGACTATTCCATGCGTTAACTGCAGTAGATTTAATGTTTTCCCAAGTAGTAGCAGAAAAAGATTTTAAGCCTTCCCAAGCACGTTTCGTACCATTGACAAGGTTTTGAATAGTGTTCGAAACACTAGTCTTTAGATTCTCCCAAGCAGTAGATGCTGTGGATTTGATATTTTCCCATGTCTGGCTCAAAAATTGTTTTGTATCCTCAAAACTCTTCTTGACAAAATCAACTATCTTCTTGATTACATTCTCAAAAATAAATTTTATGCCGTCCCAAACCTTTTGAAATGCATCTTTAATAGATTGCCAAATTAAGTCAATGTCGGATTGTAATTGCGTGAAATTTCCTGTCACGAGGTCAAGAATAATCAACAAAGCACCCATGAAGATGGATTTGATAAATTCCCAGACACCTTGAAACATCATCTTGATGCCTTCCCAAAGCGGGATAATAAAGTCTTTAATTGAATTCCAAACGGCCTCCCAGATTCCTTTGATTAAATCTAGCCCAGATTGAAAAACAGATTGTAGAAAAGTGATGGCGACTTGAACCGATTCAAGAATGGCCGTCCATGTATCTGATGCGAAGGTTTTTATCGCTCCCCAAACACTCTCCCAGATGCCTTTTAGGTACTCCAACCCAATTGACAATGCGGAGGAAAGTGCGTCAATCGCGATTTGTAAAATGGATTTTATCGCCTCCCAAATCGTTGAGAAAATTCCTTTGAACGATTCCCATGCGGTATTCCAGTCACCATTGATTAATGCTGTAGCAGTGTCAATGATTCCTTTAATAACATCAAAAGCAGTCTGGATAACTACTTTAATAATTTCCCAGACACCAGAAACAATTGGAGCCAAAGTATTCCAAACCGCAGTCGCAACCGAAACAATCGTGTTCCACAAACCAGACATAAACGGTTCAATTGCTTGCCATACTGATTTCACTGTTTCAACCACGGTTGACATAACCGATGAGAATGTCTCCCATGATGATGAAGCGAACGAGGTGATGCGATTCCACAATGCGCTGAAGAACTCTTGGAGTGATTCCCACACGCCTTTGATGGAATCTACAATCGGAGCAGTTTCAGCTACTAACCAATCCCAAACCTCTGCCGCCTTGGTTTTGATGAAATCCCATGCACTGGCAAAGGCTGATTTAATCGCCTCCCATGTAGAAATACAGATATTTCGGAACCCTTCGCTCTTGGTCCACAAGGTGGCAATTACAGCGATTAAACCGACCACAAGACCAATAACCCAACCAATAGGATTTGAGAGAAACGCAGCGCTTAACACACCCCATGCAGCAGATAATCCTCCGGTTACGGACCCTGCAGAAGTTAATGCGGTTCCTAACGACCCTACAAAGCCAATCGCACCACTAATCCAACCGCTGATTTTACTAAAGATATTTAGACCACCAAGAGCAAAACTAGCAATCTTAGACTCCCCTGCCAAAAAGGTCAATGCAGAGCCTGCTGCTTGAGAGCCTTTACTCATTCCAATCAAGGCTTTGCCTGTATCAAATACATTTTTCCCGATATTCAGTCCTGTTTTAGCAGTTGTGACAGCGCCAGAAAACAACTTAATCGCTCCTGTCGCAGTATCAATTGCAGGACCAGCCATCTTAAAAGCTGCAAAACCCAATGCAATAGCTTTAATTTGGTCAGGAGACAGCTTCGAAACAACATTTGCAACATTAGTAATTGCGTCAGCAATTGTTTTAAAGGCGGTTCCGACTGTTGCGCCTAGATTCGAAACATCACCACCCGAAAATGCTTTTACGACATTTTTCAGAGCTTCCCCCAAGGCAGCGAGCGCATCTTTGGCGCTATTTAGAGCCCCAGAGCTAGTAAAACCCGAAACAAAGCGCTTGGCAGATTCGTAACCTTTTTGAAGACTATTAGAGATTTTTGAAATAACTCCCTCAATGTTGATGCTATCTAAAAAACCACCTAATTTATTAGCGAATTTTGTAAAATCAATCTTATCTAGTTCAGCACCAACAGCAGATATTGCTTTTATCCCAAACTTATTTAGGTGGTCAAAAGCAGGCATCAATTTATTAGATAACCCTTCTTTTGTCCCATCAATCGCTTGGTCAACCGTTTTAAACTCTGTAGCCATTTTTTGAAACGAGCTATTTGCATCTCCGGCTACAGCAATCATGGTATTAAAAAAATCTTCCGTACTAACAGCCCCATCTTGAACTGCAGTCACAAGCTCAGATGTCGTCATACCCATTGCTCTTGCGACAGCTGAAATACCAGATGGTGTTTGCTCTAGCATCAATTTAAAATCAGCCCAAGCAACCGTTGGTTTGGCTGCCATCTGCACAGCTTGCTGAGACAGGGTCTTCATGGCCTGCGCAGGGTTTTCTGCCGCACCAGCCAATCCACCAAATGCCATCACGAGTTTGCCTGTGTCTTTAATTCCGACTGCCGCTAACTGTGCATAAGTAGATGCCATATCAGATGCAGAGTAGATGGTTTTGGTGGCATAGTCCTGCATGGATGCTTTTGCTGCATCAATCTCCTTACGCCCGAAACCAAGTTCTGATAAATTTCCATCAAAAGTCTTCCATGCCTTGGCAGAGCTCGTTAGATCACCACCGAGAGAGGATAAGCCAGCACTTACCAATCCTGTCATTTTGGTAATCGCAGAGCCTACCAAGTTCGCTCCTAGCATACTCTTAAACATCGAGTTTGCTTTGTCGCTGGTTGAATTAAAAAAGTTAGATGCCTTATCTAACCCTGATAGTGCTTTATTAGCCTTATTTAAAGTAGAGGTAAAGGATTTGTCAACAGCTGACAATATCGCTTCAACCGAATATGATTCAGCCATTTATTCTCCTTTCTAAACATTGGCTTTCTTCAGCAAATCGTATAGTTCGCTATCTTTTTCATAGTTCAAATTCATCTCCCCTGTCACCTGTCTGATGGCCTTCTCATAATCAAAAAAATCCCCGAACTTCTTGTAAACATACACTTCATTCTTCCCGATTTTTCGAGTTGCATTAACCTGACGATTTAGCCAAGCTTGTTGATGTATGTTGTGCATAGTATCAATGTTTTGTAGAGCTTTCCCGGTCATAAGTAAGTCGTACTCATACAAGGTCATTCGGCCAATTTCATTGATATCTGTAATGTTTAAAAAACGGACACAGTTAATCACGATTTGCTCAAAAGTTTCCGAAGAAGTCTGTTTCTCTAAGCTTCTTCTTTTTCCAATTCTCTCTTGAGGTTGGCGATAAAGAGCTTTGACGCATTCGAATTCTCGAGTTCTTTCTCAACTTCAAGAAAGACTGCTTCGATATCTTCGACCTCATCTAAATAATCACAGACCGCATCGAAACTTGGACGAGGCTTCTCTGTCACAGTACCAACATACAGATATTCTGCTAACGTTGTGATTTTTCGTGCCAATAAAAACGGAGCAGTAGTTTCAAGACCCATTCCGAATTCGCCCCGCTCATCCTTCATTGTGTGACGTTTGTCCATTTCAGTGACAAATTTTGTTCCGAATTTTACCTGGTATGTCTTTCCTTTAATTTCAAGTTGCATTTTTTTCTCCTTTATAAATAAAAACAAAACGCCCAAAACGGGCGTGTGTTATGAACTAGATTTCACAGTTGTGTCCTCAAACACATACTGTACTACTTGTGACTGTTCTTCGGTAAGTGTCGCTTCTCCTTTAGCCCCTACACCGTTGATACCGAATTCCATTTCAAGCTCAACAAGGTCTTCAGCGTTCTTAGTTTTGTTAAAGCTGGTTAAATAACCTTGGTAGTACGTCGCTTCGTACTTATTGCTGGATGTATTTTTTGCACCCTTTTCAATTTCCCAAATTTCAACTATTTTCCCTGCATCCATTGCAGATTCCAATTTTTCAACCAAAGGGTCTTTTTCGGCCATAATAGATGTTGCTGACAATGTTACTTCGATACCGCCTACCGTTTGAAGTACACCATCTTTTGTTTGAGACGTGCTAGTATCGCGGCTCTTCTCTGTGCTATGCTCTGTTTGGAACGCTAGCTTTGCAGCAACCTCTTTAGTCGCATCGTCTAAAATGCGAAACAACAAGATTGAATCAATACCTTTTTTTGCTACCGGCATAATTACTCCTATCTAACTGTAAAAACAAGGGTTAATCTCGCTCTTTTCAAGGGATTAACCGTAGTAGTATCATCCATCATTTCGATAGATGATTTTGCAATATTTAAAGACCAACGATAACCGTCAGTCTGCTCCACAGACAGTGCTTGTGCAAAAATAGCAGATCCCATATCTGAGACCTGCTTTCTTTTTTTTTGCAATCCCCAAACGCTGATGATTAGCGTGACCGTACCTTTAATGTCTGACTTGTTCGGTGTATGTTCTGTTGTTGTGGATTCTAATTCGACAAACGGATAGGGAACATTTTCCATCGGCTTGTAATCATAGACCGAAAAACCGAGATTCATAATCCGTTTGTACATTTCATCGAAAATTGATTGGTCTCTTGTTTTAATCATTTAACCAACCTTTCTAGATCTTTGACAAAATCTTTTTTAACCTCATCAAAAGCTGGCCCAACAAATGGTTGAGCACTCATTAATCGCGTACCTTTTTCTAGGTAGGCAGCATAATGAGTGGTCGGACCAGCTTTCGCATTCAGCTTATCTGCAGAAATGGACAACTGTACCGAACGTCTCGTGGCACCGGTCGGTTTAACAAATTTCTTGCCTTCCCAGTGTCCACGAAAAACAGCTTTTCTAACAATCGTGCGTTGTAATTTCGCTCCGTTTTTCTTAACGATATTCTTAACTTCATCCATTTTTTGAATCGCTTTAAGCTTCTGCCCTAGTTTATCTAATCCAACAAACTTCATCGTCGCTTTAACCAATACTGCTATCTCCTTCTAGATATAAAACCTTCGAGTTCTGCTTGTTAGTCAGAACTTTGTATTTTTTATCTTTGTAAACACAAACGGCAGTCGTTTCTGTTAATGGATTTTGAAGATAGCATATCTTTCGCTCTAATGTATAATCGCCAAAAATCTGCATCGATTTCTCAATGCCCAAATCAACGACATGACAAGGCAGAACAAATTCTTCATTGGTTCCGCTGATGTACTCGCCAATATCAGGGTCATAGTATTCAGCTCCAGTTTTTATAAAAACAATTCTATCTGCATATCTCATAAGACAAAGACCCTGCCTTTCTGAGACTGGCCTGATTGCCCGAAAGTCTTCTGCAACATATCATCATAAGGTAAAAACTCATTCTTGTTTTCGTAATAAGAAACAGAATGCCCTTCCACACTTTCTTTTGACGCACCTTCCGAGCCACGTCTATTAAAGCGTTTAATGACGCAATCCTCAAAGATAAAAGAATAAGCGTCATCTATTTCGGACACGCCGTATTCCGCTTTAAAATGCTTAATAACACGCTGTAAGAGCATATTTAGCAAACCATCTTGCAAGTTGTCAGAAATATCCAAATCAAGCTTAACATTAGTAATTACTGCATTTTCGTCAAGTTGCGTCATATAACGCCTCCTGACTAATCAACATCAACTGTTGCATCTGCTTTTTCAAGAAGTTTGATAAAAGTAGCTGGTTTTGAAGTTTCTTTGAATTCGATACCACGCTCTGTTAGCAACGCTTTCAATTCATCTGCCGACAAACCTGCATATTTCGAAACTACCTTCTCACCTTCCAAAAAGCCTTTTTCGACCAATTCTGTTTCTCGGTCGCCTTCGTATTCGTCACCAATCACATAAATAACTTGAGTTTCCTTGTCGCGGAAACCTGCGATAACTTTAGCCATGACCTACCTCCTAAATTTCTGGTGTCGTAGAAAGCATATAGCAATCATCCAAGTTCTCGAATGATGGCAACGCAATCATAGAAACTTTTGTTTCAACGTTTACTGGGTCTGTGTGCTTAGTAGTAGTGACTGCGATACCAGTATCAACAATCTCAACAGACGCACCAGTATTACCACCCATCAAGTCGCTTTCTTCTGGAGTTGTACCAAATACTGTGCGACCAAGCGCTGAGTTAGGCGCAAGCGTTACACGAGCGTCTGGGAAGTATTTCTTAACTTTGCCGTCAGAATCCTTGTAAGTGCCAGACTTAACGACAATCTTAACACCGTAATTGTCAGCGATATAGTCTTTCAATTCTTGGGCGGTTACTCCAACACCGTTAGGAGCAAGAGGTTTGATAACTGTTGCTGTTGACTTAGCGTTTTTAAGTTGTGCAAATGTCACTGAGTTCATGTAAGCCACTTCTGCTTTACCGCCCAGATTTTCAAGCGCAGCAAAAGCTGTATCCAAGTCTGCAAGTGGTGTTGCCGTTTCAGCGTCTGACCAGGCTGTTTTTACTTTACCTTTGTGATCTTCTTTAACACCATAGTCAAAGTCTTGCGGTACACCATTACCAATAACGGCGATTTTACCTGTTGCCAGGGCCTGCATACGCATAGCCTCAAGCTGAGCACGGGCACCTGTTAAGAGTGTTGTTGTATCATCAAAAAGGCCACGAGTGATTGTATCAATCAATGCCTGATTACCAGTTTGGGCAATAAGGTTAAGTTGTTGCCGATCAGATTCTTTCACAAGCATTGACTCTTTAAAGAATGGCATCTCTTCTTCAGAAAGAGTCACATTCATGCGTTCACGAAGTGTAGCCTTAGTATCAAATGCCGAAGGCTTAAGCACGACTGGACGGCCAGAAGCACCTTTTACAAAAGCGAGTTTCAAGCCAAGTTGTTTCTGTGCTGGGAAGATTTTTTCTCCCTCAGTAGCGTTTACCTTCGCCTGTTTAGTGTTCCAGTAACCAGCTACGTTAGGTGCTGTTACGATGTCATAAATTAAAGCCATGAATTAAGCTCCTTTCACAAATTGAATGTGTTTCAAGGCTGTTTTAGCACCCTCTGAAACAGTACCGCCGTTTACTTTGTCCTCACGAAGAGTACCTCGATAAACCAGCGTAGCAACTGCGTCACCCTCTGTGACATCAACGTCATAAAGTAGTACGCCGTCTGGTGCATCAGCGTTGACTTTGACCTTTTTGTCACGGTCGGCAAAAACCGAAGCGCCGTCACCAGCAAGTAAAGTGCCAGCTTTCAAGATTTTACGTGCGTTTTCATCAACTGTTCCTGTTGTTGTCTTATCGACAGTCACAGAAATAGCTTCGTAAGGCGTGTTATGCAGAATCTCCGCATTGCCAAATAGTGTTTTTTTGGACATATTAGCCCCTCCTTAACTTAAAATAGTACTCCGCCAGTTGATAGCGAACCCTCAGCGAGACGAGCGCCGTAGTTCGTTTGAGAAGAACCGCTACCACCCTCTTTTGGTGCTGGTTGACGTAGCGATTCTTTAACTTTTGCATTAACAGCAGCATTAAACGCCGTTTCAAACTTTCCAACTTGTGCAAGAGCTGTTTCAGCGTCTCCAACCGCAAGCATTTCAGCAAATTCGGCGGGCAACCCTTTAGCTACAAGGTCTTTTTCGACCTGTACCACAAGTTTTTCACGCTCAAATTCTGCCTTTTCTTTAGCAAACGCTGCTTGTTGGTCTTCAAATTCCTGTTTAGCCCGCTCAGCAGCTGACAAGTTAGCGTAGTCTTTTTCTTTTTTGACAGCTTCTGCGATACGTTGCTGTTCGCCTGCTTTGTAATTCTCTAAAGCTTTCTGTACAGCTTTATTGGTAAGACTGTCTAATTCTGACTGTGATTGCGGTGCTTTAAAGCCATTTGATTCCTCAGCTTGCGCTTGCTCTGCCTGTTCTTGTGAGCTTTCCTCAGCTCCTGCTTCTGCACCTCCACCGTTCCCAGTGTCTGGTGCCATCTTAAAAAGTTTCGCTAAAAGTTCTTTGTTCATTGTTTCCTCCCATGCTAGTCTTGTCTTGTCGAATATATCTATTACATTCATAGAGCCACGAGAACGGACGTCTCTCGCTCTCTAGTCTTGTCTGAATATAAATCTATACCTAACACAAACAAGCCACGCTAGTGATTTTAGTAATTTGCCTAGTTTAAAGTCATGCGACAGGACAAAATAAAAACCGCCTCGAATTCGACACGGTTAGATTATGCGATTGGTGCAGTCTTTCCTGCTGTCAAGATGTCGGACCACCTCCTAATCTTCCACAAGTTCATAGGTTTCAGCAAAAACACCTGGTTTACATGGATAAAACTCTCCTTGAACACCCTTGATAATATAATCGCCGAACGAAGCGAGCATATTTCCTTCAAGAGTATTTATAATCAATCCTCCATCAGACCTAACTTTATTAATTTCAAAGTCCATGCCGAGTACACTCGTTTCCATCCCTACGTTATAGACAAACTCTATAGCGTTTATAATACTTTGTTTGTTATTTTCAAGCTTAACCGCCTCGATTACTACATGCTTCTTACGATAACGCATTTTTTACTCCTTTATTTACGACCAAACCAAGACTTCTTGGCATTGCTATTAGCTACTTTCTTTTCAAGATAATCAAATCTCGAGTTCGTAGCCTCTGCATTGCGTTTAACTATGTCATCCAAATCTCTGATATTATCTGTATGATTTCGTAGAGCATCAGTTAATAAAATATTTTCCGCTGTCAATTGAGCGACTTTGTTTTCTAATTTCTCAATCCGTGACCATTTCTTCTTGATACGCTTGTTCATGAGTTTTATAGTCTCCTTTCTTCACACCAGAAACAACCCGAATGTCTGGTTTGAACTCAGACAATTCTTTCAAAGCATTCTGGTACGCTTGTTGGGCTTCATCGAAGTTTTGTAGTAGACGCTGAAATTCGTCTTGATTCTCCCAATCAACCGATAAATCAATAGTTAAACTAGCCATTAGACCCTCCTTCCTGTTTTTGGGTACAAAAAAAGCACTTAGATTTCTCTAGGTGCTTGAGTTATTAAATTTTCTTCCAAATAAAGCCGCCATATTTCCAACCCTTACGAATACCGTGGCCAATCGCTGTTGCATTTATACCCGTTTGTCGTTCTGCTTCTCGCATACTTGGGAACGTTGCAATTAAGTTCATATCTAGATCATATTGAGCTACTTTAATTGACCCCTTGCAGTTTCTTCGGTGTCTTTTGTCGTTCAGACCTGTTGAATATGCGTGGTTATTATTTTCTTTATATGTTGCCCATTCTAAGTTTGAAATATGGTTGTTCAACTTGTTTCCGTCAATGTGGTTGACGGTTTCTTGCTCTTCTTCAGATGAAAAAGCTGTAATAACAAGCCTATGGATATATCTATTGTGGTTCTTGTTGTCCTTGTAAAGACTTACTTTGAGATAGCCGCTTGTTGACAATGATGGTTTTTTTGGTTTCCCTTTTAGAGATTGAAGACCTTTATTGTGATTGACCATTCTATCAACACTTCTGACATTTCCATAATTGCTGACTTCATACAATCCTTCAAAATCTGTCACTTCTTTCCAAATTTCAACCATGAACTACACTCCTAATACAAATTTTTCAGCTTCATCATCTGTTAAAGGACGGCCAAGCCGTTCAGCTTCTGAAGCTATCTCTCTAATGTTGTATTTTGGCATATCATCAGAGGGCAGAGTATAACAACCTTCTGCTATTCTATCAACAGCGTCGTCAAGTCTAATCAAAGACTCCATTGCTTCTTTTGTCATTTTTTGTCCCCCTCAATGAGTTCGTATTTACTTAGCAGATTATAAGCAGCCTGTTCATCAATTGCCATCACACGACCTGAAACAAGTTTTGCCCCAAGCTCTTTTTGATAGTGCGCAATAAGGTCTGTTTTCGCTGTGAAGTAAACAAAACCACCGTATCCGTTTGAGTCACTCTTTTCAGCAGCTATGGCAAACAAATGTCCACCAACACCGTTATATTCCTTGTTAGTTCCTCTATTTTCAGGAGAACTCTCAACAATATCAACATGAACAGCGCTATTGGCATTATCAAGTTTCAAGGCAATCATTCCTTCAACCCTATCAGAGTTATTACGATATAGCTTGTAAATATCATATCCGTTTGATTGAGGTTTAGACCAATCGAAATTCCAACCACTGCTTTTCAACTTCCTTGCTTCTGATGGAGAAATCCTGTCACTAACAAAATAATTTGTCTTCACTATCTCGCCAGTTTTTGCGTCTTCTAAGCATGGTGTGAACTTATCAAGTTCAATATAATTACCTTCACCTAAATTATACCTTGTTTTTCTTCCTTCGTCAACTCCTATTCCTGTATTGTAGATGTTGTTTTCTCGCTCTACTACCGCATTTCTGAAATTAGCACTTTCTCTGATAAGTTTTTCATACTCTTTATCAGACATTGAAAAGTGTGCAGCAGTAGAGCAATGACAAAAGGGTGCATTGGAGAAGCATTCTCGCCTGGAATCATATCCTCGACTTTGAAAATCTTCCCGTCTTTCTTGGCGCAGTTTGGACATGCTGATGGCTCTGCAATAAATTCGTACTCATCTATCTCGTTCACAATATAAGCTTGTTTCTGACCTTCGGTTGATACACGAGCGCCTTCCGTTACCGCCAGCCTTTTGGCTTCACTAGCGGAAACCTCGAACTCTTTCCGGAGTTGGGCAACCATGGTAGTCGGATTCTTGCCTTGCAACAACAATCGTTCTGTCATGCGAGCAACAACTTCACGCAAAGCATTCTGTCTTTGCCAAATTCTTTCAGACCAGACAACTCCTTCGAATGGTGTGTTCAACACCGATTGAGCAACTATTTTAATTTGACTAGCCGACAATACAGACTGACCAAGCAATCCTGATTGCGCTTCAATCGCTTTTACAAACTCATCATTCAGAAACCGTTCCGTCAACTGACGCTCGCCATCTGCTAATGCAACTAATTCTAAATCTAGTTGATACTGCAACAAAGCAAGCCGATTGGTCTTCATTTTCAAGTTGTACAAAGCCAGCTCAGAATTTGCTCGTGCCGAAAAATTCTTCTCGGCCACGTATCGCCTCGCTTTCTCCTCAAAAGCTTTTACATCGAAGTCATTAACTCGAGCCTTTACTTCAGCTAAGGACAAACCATTCTTATCAGCATAGCGTTGCTCAAAGGCCCTAATTTCCTTTTCTAGCTCATTAAAGTGATAGGAGTATAATCTGTCCATCTCCTCACTTAACGTCGCGCCACGCTCCATTTTGGCTAGCTGTTCAGTCTCTATGCGCTTCTTCCAATAGTCATTCGCCATTCGCTATCACTTCCTGACTACCTGACTGAAGGTCTTTGTCGCTAAACCGTTGATTTTGCTCAATACGACGAGCCAATTTACTAGTCGACGTTTCAGCAAATTCAATTCGCTCCATCTCCACTTCCTTGGTCACTCCCGTAACAACCTCAAGTGTCCCTAGAATGGTTTCATCGCTAACCATTCCATAAAGATTTTTAGCATTATTGATGATATCAGTAGTATTCTCAGGCAGATTAGGTGTGAACGTAAATGACAACTTCGCAATATCAAAATTAGAAATTTCTTTTGCCAGCTCTCCGATCGAAGCAATTAGTTTATACCTGCGTCGCAAGGACTTTTCAAACAAAGCCTGCATGTCCACACGAGCCTGATCTAACGCAAAAGTTTTCCAGGCCAACGCGACCCCAGATTGATTTCCACCAAAATTCTCATCGGACATATCTGGGAACATCGTAAACTTATGAATGTCATCAACTACTCGTTTTTTGTAAGCTTCCGTACCGCTCACATCATACTGCTTATACAAATACTTAGCATCAACATGACCTTCGCGCCCATCTGCATCCACTGGTGGCTCCAAATTTAACAGACGAGCCTTACGCATTTTACGCATGAACTCAATTTGCTTATCCGCTGTATCGCAATCTTCAGGAAAAGAAATACGGCCAAAAATTGCAAGGATAGCATCCGACAAATCCTGCATATAGTTAGCTGTATCTGATTGAGACGAATCATATAAATCAATTAAGCTTAGCTCAGTTTCATAATCTCCTAAACCATCACTATTGTTTAGGTATTCTGTAATTGGCACCATCCCGAAATGGTGAGGATTCGAGTCCAGTTGCGACAAATCTTTAGACCAGTTGAATCTGATAACCTTTTCAGAAGTGTAGACCTCTACTGTTTTCTTGCTGTCGTCAAATTGATTTTGATTATAGTAACGCACACCACACACAGAGTGTTTTTCCGTCGTCGTGTCATAGATAACAAAGGTGTTGAGAGGGTCTAGTTTGACTGATTTTGTAACGTCGTCTTTTGAGCGATAAGTTAACTCATACGCTCGTCCCGTCTTAGACAAATCAAGAACAAGCGTTCTGTTAAGCTGGTGTAACCCTGCCTTATTTTCGAGTTCGTCCAGTGCTTCCTGGACAGCTTTATCTGATTCCTTGTTGCCGCTGTTATACTCGACTCGGACAGGTTTGCCGACAAGGTATCCTTGCTTAAATGTTGCAATAGCTTTACCAAAATTGTGTATCGCTCTGACATCTGCCATATCTTCCTCGCGGCGTCTACCTGATTTGCTGACTTCGTGGTTGTTGCCTTCTGCGTAATCAAGTAATTCTTGGATGCGTGGACGCTGGATGTTCTGGTGATGTTCCAAAATTGTTTTTAGTAATTTGTAATTATCAGTTAGTAAAGCCTCTACAGATTCGGCTTGATATCTCAATCTAGCTTCACGATGGAAGCGCAACTCTAATGTTTTGCTCTTGCCTGTGCTATCCACAAACGTTTCTGTGTATGTCATATTTTCCTTTCTACAAACCAAAACCAGCTCGAAGTGTGTCGAACTGGTTAGCATTAGCTTGTTTATTTCCGATTTGTTTTAAATATGGTATCCAACCGTACTGACCAGCATTTATCGTGTGGTCGTTTCTATCCTCTGGTTCATCTTTGTTTTCTTTCCAGTTATATACTTCCAGCTCGTGGATATGTTCGACACAGTCATCTACAACTAGATAACACCCTTGCTTCATCCAACCAGCCATCAAGTTGATCCGGTCAATAATCTTAATACTTTTATTAGCATTCATAAACTCGTAGATTAAACCATATTTACTGGCATACTTGCGTAATTCCATTACTGTCGCTTGGTCCGCGCTATCAACATAGATTTTTCTCGCAAACCCCCAGCTGTCCTTGCAATTATCAAGGAACTTGTGCAAAAAACGCACAACATCAGACGGTGCTATCTTGTCACCGTTTAAATCCTTGTTGTTGTAAACTTTTTCTGCAAGTGTGACTAACGTCCCGTCTTTTGTAATCCCTTGAAACATAAAGGCAATTGTATCGTTCGAATGCTCTGAGTAAGACGTATCAACACCGCACGAATACTTGACGTAATCAAATTTCTTAGCTTGACTGCGTGCGATAACATTTCTTTGTCTTTCAAACATCGGAAAGATAAGACCTTCAGCACGTCCACGTAAGCCTAAGATTTTGTTTTTGTAAATCTTGGTCCCAACCGCAACCGTGCCGATGATCTGTTGTTTCTTTTCCTCTGGTAGTCCTGCGTTGTGGTCAAAATTAAAAAACCAGTACGTCCAATTTGGGTGCGCTGGTTGCTTGTTTAATTCGTCCTGTATTTCTTTTGGCGTGTCATTGATATATTTGTCAAGACTTCGAAAACGGTTGATATACTGCTCGTAAACGGGCAAATTAGGGTCATCTGGGTTCATGGTGCACATCCAGTAATCGCAACGCATGGTAGATTCTTGGATAAAATCCGTATCCGCTGTGTTTATCTCGTCAATATATCCACAACCAAACTGCGAACCAAGAGCTTTTTTCCATTTTGTTTTATCCTCGTAACCCAAAATAAAAATAATCTTGTCGTGCTCCGGGTTATCGTCAACATGATAGACCAAATGAGAAATCTTGTAATCAATGCTTCCGTTACCTCGATACTGGACCAAGTCCCCAAAAATATCAACAATACCTAAATCTGAATTGATAATGTTTTTTTCTGCGTCACCGATTGATTTCGAAGCTATGAAATGGAGTTTTTTCGGAGACTTAGCTACTTTAAGCATAAACTTAAAAGCACCGACTGTTGTCTTTCCTGCTGCGGTCGTGCCTTCGAGCGCCTCAGCTTCGGCATTATGTCTCAGAAATTCTTTGTATTTATCTGATAAAATTAACTCACTCACGAGCTGTCACCCTCTAACTGAGCTAGTATTCCATCTAATTTATTTGTTGTCACGGTAGCATCAACCTCAATTTTCTGTTTATCAACACCAAGCGAACGTGCAAGTGTTTGAGAAAATGCCAGTCTTGTCTTTTGATCCATGGGGACTTCTCGAATTTCCTGTTCTCCCTGACCTAGTCCGACAAGGGCGTAATCTTGCAATTCTCCCCTCGCGCCTTTTGACCAATACTGCATTAGCTCTGTTGCAGTCATGATTGACAATTCTTCTAGTCTGTCATGATAGGCTCTTTCCAGCTCTTTTACGACTGGTGGGATATGTTGGTAGTTGTAGGTTGTTGAAACTACGCCAGTTAACATTTTACTTGCTTGCTGATTTGGTAATTTCGTTTTAAATCCAGCTTCTCTTACTGCATCAGAAGCGTTAATAAACCCTTTTGCCAAATATGCTAACACGAATGCTTTTTGCTGATTCCTGGTCGATGGCCAATCAGACATCAAATTATTTGCTAATTGCTTTAATTCATTTATGGCTTGCTTTTCTCTGTCATTCATGATCATCGCCACCTTTCCCCCAAAAAAAATACAAAAAGACCACGTTTCTGCGGTCTCTCTGAGTGAAATATTTAGCCCCTCGCATGATACTAGCAAACATGGTCTTAAGGTCCTTATTTATTATTTTATTTTTAGCGCTAGTTTTTAAATGGGAACAGCAGGAATCGAACCTGCGCCTACAGATTCATAATCCGTCGCATTAACCCCTTTGCTATGATTCCCAAAAGACCCCCTAGCGGAATCAAACCGCCCAGCTTATAACTTACCTAGGATATAAGTAGCTGTGCAACCATGCAGGGCCTAGTCGCATCCGCAACCGTTTTTAAGTTAATAATACCACGTTCGATTTTAAGGAGTTTGTGAATCTCTAATAAAAAGACGGACGTTAATGGTTATCTCTTCGTGGTATCTGATGCTATCATAATAGCACAGTAAAACTCTGGATTACTCCAAAAACTCTGTGACTTTTTCCAAATTTTGCAATCCTTTGGAATGATACTCAAATATTGTACTTTCCGCAAACATTGGTAACTCCCGCTTAATTTTCGACCAGCTATATCCATTGACATATTTTAGTCGCAGTATCTGGCTCTGTAATGGGTCCTCTAGATTATCGATTGCTTTGACCATTCGGGCTCTATCATCGTAGATACGCTCGATCTCTTGATAGATTTCCTCTGTCCTATCAATGATTCGAGCGTTCAGCTCCTCTGAACTATTTTTCTGCGAGCCTCCCTTGGGCTCATCTGTATACTGCATTGCGGTTAGTATCCCAGAACGTAGACTAGCAATCTCTAATCGCTTGGATTTGATTTTGCTATCAACCAAGCTCAAAGACTTTAATCTTGCTTTAATTGTCCGCATCTTACCTCCTCTCCCACGGCTGTCGCTGATGGCTATAATACGGGTACACCAGTCGAATTTTCCCTCTCGGAGCTAGCACCCTAGGCTCATAGGGCTTGACTTGCTCGTACAGCTCGTCTATTTTATCCAACATGCGTTGTCGCGGTGGTCGTCCGTCTAGCCATTTGTAGACAGATAGAGTCGTCACGTCCATCTCGGTCGCAAATTGGTCTCTCGTCCATCCTGTCTTTTGTAGGATGTATTTGATTTTATCCGCTGCGGTCATCTACCACACCCCCTCGATTTCCAGACGATTGTCTGATAAAAAATTAAACTCAAAGCCAATTTGACAATCCGACGAAAGACGAACCAACCCAGTTTCCAAATCTACTAATTCATGCAAAATTGGATAAACGTTGGCTATCGTTAAAACAACCTCTTTGTCCTCGTCGTACATCTGCAATTCTTTGATTAGTTCTTTAACGGTCATTTCAAATCCTCCAACGCTACCCACCGAAACTGCGGGTATTTTTTCGCTTCTTCTTGGGTGCATTTGTAAGCAATATCCAGTATTATTTTTGAGTCACTTGAAGGTTTAATCATAAAGCCTAATTCTGACAAGTAAACAAAATGATACACAGCAAACCTCGGCTCTGGCACATCGACAAGTAGCACGCCTAGTTTTTCAGTCATTTCCTGCCTCCTAATATACAATCTACTAAATCTTTATTCTGATAGATGTTTCCGATAACTTTGCCCATACCGTAATCACCATAAACAAACCTTTCATATCCGTTGTCGAGAACGAAAGCTAGTGTGTCTTCGTCAAATTTTATAATGCCATAGTTGTCCTCATCTTGGTCTGGGTAATATAAAATATCCCCAGCATACACCTCGACTTGCCCAGTCGAATCCATCTTACCTGTGGATTGCATGATTTTCCAACGTTCATCAGATAGGCATTCATTCAGACTTTCATATCCACAATCTTGCCATGAGAAGAAAATATCATTAACCATATCTTCATCAAAAGTATCCCACGCCCTAAACTTCGGTACTACCATTCTTCTCCTCTTTCTACACGTTCAACCAAACAATCGCCGCAATACCCCGTTTGAAAGATACTGCTATAGTCCGATGTGCCCTCTTTGTACTTGCACCCACATTCTTCGCAGGTCTCAATTTTCGGTATCATTTTCTGCCTCCTTCTTGACCTCAACTGTGACTATCGTTAGGCTTTATCGAAAAAGTATTTTTCGACGGAAATCCCCACGAACGTTCAATAATCATTACTCCACCCCTTTCGGCGGTTCAGGTAACGACATCCAATACAACTCATCGCCGTCAGTGTTTTCGAAACATACACCCTCGCCACACTCGACCCAAGTATCTGTCCAGACATTCTTACCATCTGAGACCAATACCTCTTCATCGATTTCTGGGGTTATACAATCCCACATAAAATCGTATCGGTGCCCTTCTGCTTTTTCTTCCTCCGTGAGAGGTCTCGTTACTAATTTAACCCATTTCATCACTCCACCTCTTTCGCAAACTGCCACGCCCACTCAAAATCCTGTTCGATTTCGGATTTGGTGAGTTGGTTTTCTGGTTCATTTTTCCATTTATAGTTGGGTACCTCATCCAAAAAGATATCAGTTCCAATAAATACCTTTCCGTTTTCTTTATACAAGAATGTGGCAATATCTGGGCGATTTGGGTCAGGTATCTCCACTGTGTACAATTTCTCCTGCTCAACCTCATAGCCGAAGAGCCAGGCACGTATAAAGCGCTCTTGGTTGTCTAAAATCCAATCATTGACAGCAGATGTGATTTTTCGCTCATCTTCTGCAGCGTTCAAAACTTTTAACAATGTATTAGCGTATTGATATTCTTTCAACCACTCCGCAACAAACTTTGGTACTAAAACTTTCTGCGGTTCGTGGATTTGGTCAATCGCATTCACAACAACTTCAAGTGGTACATAATCGACCTGTTCACATTCTCTTATAATTTCGCCTGCTTTAACTGTTACCTTTTTGTTGCTGGCTATTTTTAGCTTCGAATTCTCTATTACTTCAATCGCTTCCTGCTTATTCATCTACTTCCTCCTAAAATAATTTAATCTGTGATTTATATTCTTCAAGTCTGGCCAGAGCTGATTGGAAAATTTGTCCGTCTTTCTCACAGCCGACATATTCCAGTCCTGCCTCTTCAAAGGCGATTAAGCTACTGGCTGAGCCAACATGGGTATCTAAGATTTTGTCGCCCTCTTTGGCATATTTTTGGATTAACCAGCGGTACAAATTTACAGGTTTTTGTGTGGGATGTATCCGTTTTTCGTTCAATCGTTTGTTGCCTTGTTGGACATGACCTTCTGCAATGGATTTGCCCTGCATCATGCCGTTCCACATATAGCGAAACAACCGCACGCTGTCATGCATACTGCAGTAAGCAATCTCACAATCCGAAAAACTTGATTGCCCATTGACCTTGTCCCAGACGATACGACCTGGACCAAAATCATACTGGAAATAATTCACACCCCAGATAATCTGATTTTTCGACACTCTGAATAGCTCGTCAAAATAATCCTTACCGGGCACATCCCATTCGCTTGTCTGTCCATACAAACGTTGTACGCCTATCGGGCTTATTTTACGCCCGTAGAATTTCCGTTTTTCAGGTCCGCTGAAGTAGGGCGGGTCTACAATTGCAAGGTCAAAATAATCATCTGGATATTGACGCATCACGTTTATGCAATCTGCATGTATAAATTTACTCATGTCACTACTCCAACCTCCTCGCTATTGATTCAAACCTCATTCTCCCCGCCCTTTCAACCACTCAGGCATCTCCTGCCCGATTTCAATCTCGTTGTACTGCTCCCTAGTCACAAGGAATTTCCCATACGGCTTGACCTCGACATAGCAATGACCATCAACCACATCCTTAGCGGTGACCTTGCCAAACTCTGCACCAGCGTTATCGACTTGGTAGATGATGATGGGTTGTTGTTCTTTCAGTCTCATAATTTCTTGTTTGGATTGTTCAAGTTTAATGATAAGTACAATTATCACTCCAAACAAGATGACTAACGGATTCAATACTTTTTCAAACCTTTCCATTTGCTTTCTCCTCTAGCCAATCAAAAATCATTTCAAATTGATTCATAACCAATCTGTCATTGTTATACTTCTTACTGATTTCCGCCATAGATACCACAACCCAGTTCCAGTATGCCTGCGTGTTGAACCCAACTTCTTGCATCTTCTGGTTACTGGCTCGCATCCAGTTCGGGACTTCTGTTTCAAAAAATTCAATGTAATTCATCCAACACCTCTACTTTGATATAAATCCCTACTTGATCTGACCAAAACTTCTCAACAATCTCGCTAGCCACTTGTGCATCATCTTCCCAAAAACCGACGGCGGTCATACAGTCCTTTAACAACTTCTGCAAATTGTCTGTATCTGGCTTAGTTGTCTTGTACTGACCATGCTTTGATTTTTTCGTCCGGGGAAATAACCACTTGACTGTCAGACGAATTGGACCCTGCAGCTTATCTGGAGGTACATGCCTTGCCAATAATGCCTCATATTTTGATCTGGCATCTGCCAACTTTTCTGGCTCGTAAAATTGTGGCTTCCCTTTAACCACTCGGACCTGTTTTTGCTGATGTGTCACAGTCGGTATTTTTTTCATCGGCAGGAAAAATTTAAGCATCATAGTCAATCCTCATATTTCATCACTGCAATCGCACATCCATTCTCAAAGAACGTGAACTTAATGTCAATGACCTCGTAATAACCCTCTTTTTCCAAGTCCTCTAAATAGCCATTGATTTCATCTTGAAATTTTTCAATAGCAGTCTCAGTATCCTCTGGGTTAAAATCAATTTCATTAAACTTACTTTTAAAAATTTCTACTCGCATATTTTTTATACCTTTCAATTTTTTAGTTCAGATGGTCGCGTTTGTCAAAGGGAGACGGATAAGGGATATGGGGGCGTAGCTTAATCGCCCCATTCCCTTTCCGTATCTTTGACTTTTACACAAACGGAATCCGTCTAATACCCTGATTAAGGGTATATCGTTCCTGTTCCCGGAAATTCCTTATAAATTTCTTATATTTTTCTCCCGTACAGGAAAAGTTACGGTAACAGAAAAATCTTAATATTTTCCGACTGACGACACGGAAACGGACGGAATTTTATAAGGAATTTCTCTCAATAATTTCTGTCCGTGTCTGTTCCCGTAAACTAGAAATTAATTATTATTTTCTGTTTTTCTGTCTATCTTTACCTTTGTTACCATGCCATTTTTATGTTCAAAATCCTCATGTTTTTTAATATGACTTCTAACTGTTTTTTCATCAACATCCAAATACTCGGCTATTTCTTTTACTGTAACAGGATCTGAACCATCAAATAACGCATCATAAGCAGTTTCTAATTTTTGTAATTTAACTTCCCATTTTTCTTCTGTTGACTTTCGTCCGCTTCTTGCCTTGGCGGCTTTAGCATAATTGTTGGCTTCTTCCAACTGAATATCAGCCAGCACGCCCGATGTGTCTACGTTGTGCACTGGATAGCTAAACCACATATTGACTGGTTTAAATTTGGCAAACTCACGCAGCGTACCTTCCACACGCCAAGCAGTAGAAATTTCCACAGCGTGGACCACCTTGGCAATCTCTTCTGTATAGACCTTGCGGACCAATACATCCTTGATTGCTCTTTCAAAGTGATCACGCATCTGCACCCTGCTTTCCAAGTCGTCCAAACTGACATACTGTTGGAAGTAGTCCAAAGCGCGCTCTTGCAGGGCTCTTTGGTAAATACTGCAGCTAGCCTTGTCAGACCTCATCTTAATCAAGTCATCTGTCAACTCTAGCTCAACTAAGTCAATCAATGCATCTGGATCACGAGCGAATACTCCTGAGCCACTGGCACGGTCCATGGACTTCTTACCACCTTGGCTACCTTTAGAGTGGTGGTGGCAGTAAATCACACTACAACCAAGCTCGGTCGCTACCTTGTCAAATTGATTGGTAAAGTGAGCCATTTGGTCTGCACTGTTTTCGTCGCCCGTTAAGACCTTGTAAATCGGGTCGATGATGACAGCTATATAATCCTTTTTCAAGGCCCTACGGATGAGCTTTGGTGCTAGTTTGTCCATTGGTACGGTCTTACCACGCAAGTTCCAGATGTCAATGTTTTGGATATTGTTAGCTGGAACACCCATAGCCGTATAGACATCCTTAAAGCGATGCAAGGCTGACGGTCTATCCAGCTCCAGATTGACATAGAGGACCTTGCCTTTGGTACATTCCCAGCCCAGCCACTTGATGCCCTCTGCAATAGCAATTGAGAGCTCAATCAAGGCAAACGACTTCCCAGCCTTAGACGGTCCTGCCATAAGTAGCTTGTGCCCCTGTCTGAGTACACCTTTGATAAGTTCTGGTGCTAACTCTGGCATATTCTCCCAAGAGTCTGCAAGTCCTTCTGGATCTGGCAAATCATCATTCAAATCCTCAATCCATTGATACCATTCTTCGTAGTTGGTCTTACCGATGTTAGTATCAATCAAAAACTGCTTCTTGCCGTTTCGCATGATACCAGGCATCCGAGATAATCGGCTAGGGTTACGGTTTTGGGTATCAATGTCCAGCCCGTTCTTCTTACAGATTTGATAGATATAATCTACACGCTTGCGGTATTCTTGGTAATCTCTGGCATCTACTTTGACAATAGCGTGCAGGGATTTCTTCCCACTATGAACCAAGGCGGCAATTGGCAATTCTAGCTCTTTAAACAGAGCGTACTGCTTACCCAGCTCCATGCTGTCGGATTCGACCAAGGCATATCTAAAGTCAGTCACATTGTCATTTTTGACACCCTTGCTGTCCAATGGATTGAAGCGAATCCAAGCCCCAGCCTCTTCCTTGTAATCGCCGAAGACCGCTCCGATGTCGCCATTGCAATCTTGCAAAAGTTGAATCAATTCCCCGGCTGTCCTATCAAATGCACCTTGTGTAGGCTTGTATACAGGGCCATTATCGGTATCAATCCTATAAGTCTGCGTGACATAACCAACATAATCTGTGCTGTTAAAGATTGTTTCCAAATAAGTAATCAATTCCTGGACCGGCGCCCAGTTTGATGGCTCATGAATATCTTTTGATTCTACCCAATTCTTGTCAACAATCTTATAATCACGGTCGATTGTGTCATTCCAGCCCAATTCATGGGCATCATCGGTCATTTTAAATTCAGATATCCAGCCATTATCTTTGGCCATTTGAGTGATAGTTGCCCCAGTTACTGCGCCAAGACTACCACCTTGGAATGTATCCCACTTCTTGAAACATTCTCCACGCTTATATCTAACTGGGTCTTTTTGCGACCACACATCCCAATCCATTGCTGTGTAGCCCTCTTGCTTGAGAGCAAATCCTACATTAACCCAGTCTTGATATGACAGAGTGGCTGGGTTAATGTAATCAAGTAATGGGATGAGGTCAAATTCTCTTTCTGTCATTTATTCCTCTTCCTCCATAAACATATCTAACATGAACTCAATCAAATCATTAGCAAATACAGACAACAAACAAGCGTGAGCCTCAAAGAATACATTTGCTTTCTGTTCGTCAAAGTCACGATTGATAACAATTGAGATGAGATTATCCCACTGCATAAGTTGTTCTGATTGTCCTTTTTCTTTGAACGCTAGGTGGATATGATTGATAAGTTCTTGATTTTTAGCCATAATAAAAACACTCCTTTTGTGCATCTTGAAAAGAAGTGTCTTGCATGATATAATATTTCATGCAGAAACACTTTCTGTAGCGATAGTACATAACTCTTAGGTCGCCAAACTGTGGGAGTTATGTGCTATTTTGTTTATTTAAGGTCGTCAATCGCTTTTCTAATAACTTCCGAGGTAGTAAGGTTATTCTTCTGAGAATAGTCTTTTATTTTTTGACTTTGCTCATCATTAAACCTTATCGTAACACGTAAATTCTTAGGGTCTTGTGTTGGACGTCCTATTTTTTTTACATCAGACAAATTCATCACTCCTTTCGTCTGACAAAACTATATTATACTTTTGTCAGACATTAGTCAAGTGTTTTTATTAAATTTTCAAAGGACATTTTTACTACGGCTATTTAACTGCTATACACCAAGCTTTTTAGCTAGGTCATTCAATTTAGTTTCATCGTTTTTGGTAGGCATTGTCTGCCATTTTTGTATTGTACTCATTTTTTACTCTCCTATCCTGGTTGATAATCTGCTGGTACGATGTCACGAGGAATTCGCCAGCCGTTGGCAGCAATACGGTCTATCATATTTCTAGCAGTTTCAAACGACCACATACCAACGCTCTTAAATCCACGTTGCTCCAAAAATCTGATCTGTTTCGGTGTGGTAAGCCCAGCATCTCGTCTTTTGTTGAGCCTATCCAACAACTTGCTTGCTTTACCAAAGTTGCCAATCTCATCTGTGAAGATACCGAATTTCTCCAATGCTTGTAATTGTTTATCGGTCGGCGGTGTCATATCTAATCCAAATTCTGGTACATAGTCCACTAAATCTTCCGCATGGATTGACATTTCAAATTGCAACGGATCTACTAGCTTACGCTTGCGCTTCCGCATTTCTTCCAGCTGTTTAGCGAGTGCTTCTTCACGTTGAGCCACAACATCTTCTGCAGATTTGACTTCCAGCTCCTCGATGTCAAAGAGGGCTCCAGCTTCCTCTTCCATATTCTCAACCATCTTCTTGGCTACTTCTTCTGTGCCTGCGATGAGATGAGCAGGTCGGCAAAGCTCGTGGCGCTCTGTGTGCCACAGGAAGTCAAGTAGTAATAGATTTTCTTTCCCTGGGAATAATCGAGTGCCGCGCCCAACCATTTGGCTATACAAGGCCCGTACTTTAGTCGGCCTAAGAACCACTACGCAATCAACTGACGGGCAGTCCCAGCCCTCTGTCAAAAGCATTGAGTTACAAAGAACATTGTACTTATCCTTGTCAAAGTCTTCCAAGACCTCTGCACGGTCCTTGGACTCTCCGTTCACTTCAGCAGCTCGAAAACCTTTAGCGTTGAGAACATCACGGAACTTCTGAGAGGTCTTTACCAAGGGCAGAAATACTACAGTCTTACGGTCCGCACATTGCTTGACCATCTCGTCAGCTATCTGTTCAAGATATGGATCTAGCGCAGTTCCAAGGTCACTCGCCTTGAAATCTCCCGACTGCATAGACACACTTGATAGGTCCAAAGTCAAAGGAATTGTCACAGCAGTAATCTTGGATAGATAGCCAGACTTGATAGCTTGCACCAAGGAATACTCATAGGCCAGACTGTCGAAATATTGCCCTAGATTTCGCTTGTCGCCTCGGTCTGGTGTTGCAGTCACGCCAAGGACATTGCTGTCGTCAAAGTGCTGTAACACACGCTGGTAGCCGTCTGAGATAGCATGGTGGGCTTCATCGATGATAATAGTGTCAAAGTAATTCGGTGGAAATTGACTCAACCGCTTCTCACGTTGCAAGGTCTGTACTGACCCGACTACAACCCGAAACCATGAGCCTATAGAGGTACTTTCTGCTTTTTCTAAGGCTGTGCCCAGCCCAGTAGCAGTCATTAATTTATCAGAGGCTTGTTCCAGCAATTCCGACCTATGAGCAAGGACGAGCACACGCTCGCCCATTCGCACACGGTCTTCGATGATTTTGGAAAAGACAATCGTTTTGCCACATCCTGTTGGCAGGACCAATAATGTCCGCTTGCGTCCTGATTGCCATTCCTGCTGAACCGCACCACGAGCCTCCTCTTGATAATCTCGTAGTTGCATCTATCCACCCTAGAATCCTGCAAAGCCACCTTGAGCTGGTTGTGTCGGCTGTGTTGGTTGTTGATATTGTGCTTGTGGTTGTTGATAAGTAGGTTGTTGTGGCTGAGAAGCATTCAATACCTTAGACCAATCAACATCATCTGCATAGATCATAGACTTGATATTGTCAAATTCCTGGTCAGCATATTTACCAGTACCTTTGCGTTTGTTGACGCTACAAACACCTTTAGCACCAATAACGTTCCAGTTCATACGTAGTGGTTCGCCATGTTTCTTCTGGCCAATCGCACCGAAGAATGCTGACAACATTCCTTCTGTTGAAGTATGCAGGAATAGATTGTGCTTCAATTGAGCAGTACCTTCTGCAGTTTCAATCTCAATGGATACAACTGCTTTGTTGCACGCAGGTAGCTTCCCTGGATTTTGAGGATTAGGTGTGTGACGTGTTCGTTCAACACCTGTTACTGTAAATTGATAGTCACCTGGAGTAAGCGTGACGAACCCGCCACCATCTTGAGTAATCTCATCTTCCCATCCAAGTTCACGTTCTGGTTGATTGTATTGTTGTGTCATTCTGATATTCTCCTTTGATTAAGCTAAAATTGTGATGTTGTCTTGTTCGCCTAACTTGGACTTCAAGTAGTCGGCAATGTTGTTGATGGCATCCAGTTTCCACTTGCCACCATCAGCTTCAAACAAGGCCATATAACCTGCTTTGTTGATACGGTAGATGAACTGACTAGCAGGTTGTTCCACCTCTGCAAATGTCCGATATGGTCGCAAAGTGACAGGGTTTGGTGCTTTGGCTTGACCAAGGCTAGCTACACCCGTCTTGATAGTTGCGGTTTGGCTTACACCGTTATCGACAATTTCTGTACCATTGTCAATCTTTAAGGCACTAGCGAATTCAAGAACTGTGCCACGGTCTTCTGCGTCTACAAATCGAGACTGCAGCATGATGTTAAAGTCAGATGCTTCTTCATATCGTCCAAAATGGATATCTGGTGTCATTGATTTAACTTCGACCAATCTCGCACGATTTGCGTCTTTATCCAGTTCTTCGTAAACAATTACTTCTTTTGGACTTTCAACAATAACCAATACGCGCTTGTTTCCTAGCTGATCCAAATCAGTCTTCAGATAATCTACTAGACTATCTAAGGTATTAAGATAAAGTCGAGGCGGAATTGGTCTGGCATCTAACTCACGCAATGAATGGATGTTTCCGTCATAGTAGAGCTTGCCGTTTCCTGCTGCAATAATCTTTTCTTCTTTGTTTGCTAATTCAACTGCATACTCCAAAGCATCTTTAATATTTTCTGTCATCTTAGTTACCTACTTTCTTCTTGTTAAAATCAATCACATCTTCATTGATACCTTTTTCGATTTCTTCTACTGGTTGGCCAATGTCTGTACGAAGTTGTGCCTTATCATCAAAATACATTTGACCCGGCATGTTGCTCTTAAGCTCATTGGCATAAGTCTTGCCGTCTTTCTTGCCGACAAGCACCGTAGTCGCAACGCCAGTCTGTGGTGCAAGCGCGGATTTAACATCCATGCTTGTGCTGACTACTTCGCGACTATCATCAGCCTTCATAGTTAGCGTGATGACTAGCTTACGAGCAACCTTGCTATCAGTATTTGGATCAAGGATATTGTCAAAGACCTTCTCCAATTCCTTATCAACCTTTTCCTGCAATCCACCCTCACCGAGAGCGGACAAGTCCAACTTAATTGTTTTATCCATTTAGCTTTAACCTCGCTATCATTTCTAAGACCCAGAATGGTCTGAATCTAGTTACCTTCGACTGTAAAGGGCATCTCTGGATTAGTCCGTACCTTGGTGTTGATAACATTCAGCACCTTATCCCAGACAGTCACCATGTACTCCCAATAACCTGCATCAATCGCCTCAACCTGTGTCCCCAGCGGATAGATACCATTGACATAAGTAGCCTGCAAGACCTCGTCCTGTGTCACTTGACTAGCTGTCATCAAATCACGCAGACTTTGTGGAATCAGCGGACTAATGTCCGATGTCGGTGCTGGCTGAGTTGGTTGTGTAGGTACCGATTCTTGGACTTGTTCTTGTACTGCGTGTGCGGGTTCATGTGCGAGTTTTTCTTGTACTGATGTTGGTTGGGCTTGTGTTTGTGTCGCAAAGATGTGCGCAATACCAGCAAAGTCCATAGGCAATTCTTCCGGCAAGTTATGACGGTTCTTTGCATCCCAACTTGGCGAATGAGTGGTTTGCATCACACGCTGACCACCCTGTGCTTTTTGCTTCTTGGTCTTTTCGTCAGTTATGATGTAGGTCTTGTAGTTGAGGAACAAGACCATATCAGCCCATTCTTTGACCTTGGCAGATACGTTAGTTTCCGTCTTCTTGTTGCTCAATTTGAGCTCGTAACGGTCATAGCCACCTAATTCATCCGGCTTGGTAAATTTCTTTACCTGGGCATGAGCAGTCAGCACTACGTTGATACCGAGCTCGACAAGCTCCTGCAATCGGTCAAGTAATCGACCAATCTCTTCGATGAGATAGGTATACCCTGCACCCCAACCAAAGTCTTCGATACCGCTTTTGCCGTGCTGAGCGCAGATGTATTGCAAGGCCAAAGCCTCTGCCCAGTCAATTGTGTCAATGACCAAGGTTTGGCAGATTGTTGGGTTAGACTTGACAAATGCGATGTGATTCATGAGCATAGTCCAACTTGTCGGCTTGTCAGCCCGTGCCACATCCATGTTATCTGTAGAGCCTTCCGTGTCAATAAAGAGCGGATTGGGAAATTGAGCTGCTAGACTAGACTTTCCAATCCCCTCTGGACCGTAGATGACAACGCGTTGGGCCCGTGCCCGTTTACCTTTTGTAATTTGCATTTTTTACCTCCTATTTTTCGCTTGAATTTTTGAGTCTACCCATCTGCAATTTGACGGTTCGTAATTTCCATCAACATCTATACGATCGATAGTACAACTCCCTCTCGGAGCATTTGGATCATATCCATTAGCAAACGCCCATTTTCTAAAGTTCAAATAATCTTTCCATTCCGCGCAAACTGTGATACCTCTTCCACCATAATTCGCATACCGATTATGTGTTTTTAGATAGCACCTTTGTTTCATGCCCATCCATACTCTGTACAGTCGCTCTCCAGTAAAACCATGAGTACGCTTTGCATTACCTGTTTTTGCGTATCTTACTCTAGAACAACCACAGGTTGTTGATGAACCATTCCTAAGAGATGACCCTCTAGTAATGATTTCTCTGCCACAATCGCACCGACATTTCCAAAACACTTCTCTCCCTGTATATTGAGACCGCTCTACTACAGTTAATTCACCGAATCTATGCCCTGTAATATCAATAAATTGTCCCATTAAAATCCACCTTCCCAAGAAGGTTTGGTAGTTGTATTTTTATGAGATTCATGGTTTGGATTTTCTTCGGAATATCCATCGGTGATTATTATCGAACACTCATCTCCAGTCGATACCCGTGTCGCAATTGCTTGTAGACCTTCACGTTTCAGCCATTCGCCAAACTCCTTCAGCGTGACTTGGTCCATCTGCTCCAACTTGTCAATAAGTACAAAGCCACATTCTGGCTTGAGTTTGCGGACAATGGCAGTTGCTACTTGCAGTTGTTGGCTACCACTCATGTTGTCCCAGCGTTGACCAAGATAGAGTAATTCGCCGTCTTCAACTGACAGACCTTCCAACGGCAAGTCAGCGTTGGTCAGCAGGTCACGTTTTTGCTTGCGGACATCTTCGATTTCAACCGACAAGGCATTGTACTTCTGGCGAATTTCCTTAGCATCTTCCTCGGCTTTTTCTTTATCCAGATTGGCTCGAACCTTTCGGTTAATATCATCAATCTGCTGGATATTCGCTTCGATTTCAGCAGTTGATTCATCGTGCAACTCCATTGCATCTTTTTGAGCGATTGCCAAGTCCTGCTTAAACTTATCACGTTCATCAATCGCTTTGGCCAGCTCTTCTTGCAGTCGTGACACATTCGCTTCTGCATTGCTGTACTGCATCTGGATCGTATCCACATTCTGACGCTTGCGAGCATTCTCGCCATTTTTAGCTAATATTGCTTGTTGCTGTTGGATAAGCTCTGCAATGCTGACTAGCTCTTTAGGAGCTTCTGGATAGAATTCTTGTTCTTTAGCAAATTTCTCCTTCTGATCAGCAATCACACCGATAGCATGACGATTGTTGTAGAGCTCCTTCTCTTTCAACTCCAACTCTGCCAGTTGGTTGCCAACACCGATAATCTGCAAAAGCGTTTCAGCTTTCTCTTTTGGTGTGCTGTCCATAAACTTAGGAAGGTTGATAGCGAGTTCTTCCACAAAGCTATCCAGCAGCTGCTGACCGCCTTTTTGACCATTTGGATCAATGACCTTCAGACTGGCATTCTTCCCCTTACGCTCAACAATCAAGCCATTAGACATCACGATTTTAAGTGTCGGTGGTACCTGCGAGCCCTCGCGCTGAGCTTGACTAGGCTTGTACTTATTGCCACCCAGAGCCCAAGCAATTGCATCTAGCACACTTGTCTTGCCTTGATTATTATTGCCACCCACGATAGTCAGACCTGTTGCGGACGGTTCGATTTTAACTGCTTTGATACGCTTGACATTTTCAATTTCAAGCCTGTTGATTGTCACTGTCATAATTTCCTCCAATAATTAATCGACTTTCTTTGACTACTTTTTCTGTGCTGATGACTTCAGCGTGATTCAACGCATATAATAATAGCGATGTCGATACTGTCGCGATAGTCAAGTCACATTCGTTTGCAAGCTCTACGATTTGGTCATAGGCCTCCTTACTACAACGTACATGATGATACGTTGTCTTAGCTACTTTCTTTACTTCCATTTTCATACCTTTCAATTATTCTTTTTAACACGGCATTCTCATCCATCAATCGTTGATTTTCAATACGGTATGTATTGCGTTCCATAGCAATTTTCCGCACCATGTCGTGCAACAACTCGTTTTCCTGCTCTAGAGTGTAGAGCGGACGTGGAATAGCGGGTTCTTGTTTTAAAAATTTAGCCAACCATTCTTGCATATCGCTCTCCTTCTTTGTCCACCTGTTGGCGCTCTGTGTTTAACACACGTTGTTTTAAACACTCATCGCGGTACACCATGCCACGTCTAAACTGATTAATTCGCTCCATCTCACGTATCAAAGCCAGTTCGCGTTTTCGGCGTTGTTTTTCTAGCTTCCGCTGTTCAGCAACTGCTACTGCCAAGATTGGCACTGCGAAAATCCCTAATGTAAATATTGCTTCTGTCATAATTCTATTCCTTGTCCAGAGGTTTTAGTTTTGATTGTCAATCCAGCGATGCACTGCTGGTAGCGACCACTTGCAAGCAGGTAATTCACGAGGAAAATCTGGCAAATGGCGGTACTGGTTATCGAATGTTGTCGGCGATACATTGAGTAATGCCGATATCTCCTCTCGACCAACCAGACGTGATTCGTACTGTTTGATTCGCATATCGACCAATAGGTCAATTGATTTGGTAACTTGTTCCTTAATCCAATCGGACAAGTCACTCATCATAAGTTCTATCTTGCCCATTTTAGGCCTCCTATGTTATAATTTATGTAGATATTTTGGTAAGCTCCTGACTTCGTCAAGGGCTTTTTTGTTTTTATCAAATTATCACCTCCAAAATTTCATACCAGTAAATTTTTGTGAGACGATTTTTGTTGATTCTTTCGATATGATCCCTAACAACCGAAGCTGGTTTATATCTGCCAGAAACATTTAAATGAACTACAGATGTTTCTAAATCACCGTTTCTTCGCTCTTTGAAAAGTTTAACTTTAACGGTTTTCATCCCCTTCTCCTTTCTATTCTTGTCCACCTCTCCTTGTGCTATAATGAAGCTGAAAGGAGGTAATTTATATGCTTAAACAACGTATTCAACGAGCGTTGGAACATGGTAAAATAGTCACTTTTGTTTTCTCTGATAGCCAGAAGCTATCGATTACAGAAATTGCAGACGAAATCGATTTGCCGAATTGGATTTCTGTTAAAACTGCAACATCTTCAAAAGTTCACTATGTCAACCTTGAGCAAGTCCGCTCGTTTGAAATCACAGACAAACATCCTCAAAAATGGTCTGTGTAGAATTTTAACAACTCAGCAACTGCCGCAATGGTTGCTGGGTCTTTTTTATCGCTAACTTCTAATACTTCATGAACGTAGCGATGAATGAAGTAATAATTCGACTTTGCAGTGACAATTACATGTCGTTTTTGATACGGATACCGTTTTGGTCTCATCCCCTCCTCCTCTCTAGTTCGGTTGGTTTTGTGCGGTTAAACCGCAACGCTATCTAAAAAAATAATGTCATCTATAGACAATCCAAAATTTTCTGCAATTTTATAGGCTGTTTTGACATCTGGATTTGTTTTCCCTTTTTCCCAATTTGCCCATGTGTCAGCAGTAACACCTACCAGCTGACCAGCTTGTTTTTGCGTAAGATTGTCCCTGGCACGCAACATTTTTAGCGTCCATTTCAATACCCCTCACCCCTTTCTAAATTGGTAATATTTGGTATAATAAAAATAAAAACGATTGGAGATGAAATCTCATGGATAAAAAAACTTGTTTCTTTGTTTCCCCTATCGGAGAAAAAAACTCTGCTGATAGAAGACGTTCAGATGAAGTAATGACTCGCTTCCTAGAACCTGCTCTTGAAGAAGAGTTTGATATTATCAGGGCGGACCTTTTATTCAAACCAGATAAATTGGACGATGAAATCTTCCGCTATTTAGAAGAGGCAGATTTGGTAGCTGTTGATATTACTACAAATAACCCAAACGTATTTCTAGAACTCGGATACCGCAAAGCTCTTGGAAAACCATTTTTCTGTATAAAAGAGAATGATAACGAACCGATTCCTTTCGATATGAAAACGTTCTATGTTCATCATTATCAATTAAAATCCGATTATCCCAGCGAAGCATCTATTAATATTCAAGATGCGATTGACGGAATCCAAAAAATGGTCAGCCATTTTAGTTTCGATTCGGAAAATCTTCCAAAACAAACCTTCGAAGAAAAAGTTGAACGTAAACTAGACGAAATAAAGAGCAACGTGTCAAACATTTCTAGTAACATTCAAAAGAATAATGAAACAAGACAGTTTGATACCACGATACTTCCAATCGAAAAAGTCATCCCTCGATTGCTCGATCTAGGCGTTGATAACCCCGCTCGATTAGAAGCCTTATTCGCTCAGGTCCGTTCCATGTTGCAACAAATCCGCAATATCCGTTAATTTAGTATCTAACCCTTGGACAAGGCCTATCAAATATGCGATAGTTGCTTTGTCTTTTTTTGATTCATTTTCTAAATCCAGTAATCTTTTATCTAGATGTAGCTTTTCTTCAGCACTTATCATGACTGCTCCTTTCCGCCCTAATGGGCTTTTTATTTGGTCATTTCCTTGACCTTGATTATATTATACTGCGGTTAAACCGCAATGTCAAGAACTTTTTGTGTTTTTTTCGCAATTTTTTTGTTTTTTCTTGATTTTTTTGCGTTTTTGCCGTAAAATCTTCATTAGAAAGCGAGGAAAAATGCTATGCCGATAGAAAACAAAGATATTTTCTCGAAAAATCTAAAATACTATATGGACAAAAAAGGGGTTGATAGAAACCAACTTTGTTCTGATTTAGATTTAAAGTATACAACTGTACGAGACTGGATAAAAGGTATTACATACCCACGAATTGGGAAAATCGAATTACTTGCAAATTATTTTGGAATTAACAAATCAGATTTGATTGAAGAAAAATCCACAATCCCTTCTTCTTCTATTCCTCTCCCGAACTTCGACCCACGACAAGCTATTCTCATGTCCAACTATTCCAAACTCAATGACACACGCAAAAATAAGCTTCTAGCAACCTCCGAGACGCTTCTAGCTGAAGAACAAGGTAAAATCATTGACATCTCAGAAAAACGTGCAGAATACGACGCTAGAAAGCGTATCAGCTTGTCCGTGCCTGGCAAAGTATCCGCAGGGACAGGCTACTGGCAAGAAGATGACTACGATACCATGGTAGACTTCTATGCAGACGAAATCCCAGACGAAAAGGACTATGATACCGTCGCAGTTGTTGTTGGACACTCCATGGAACCTAAAATCAAAAATGGTGACTTCCTTTTTATCAAGTTAAAGGACCAGGTAGATTTGAACAAAATCGGCATCTTCCAAATTGACGGTGAAAACTACGTCAAGAAATTAAAAAGTGATCACTTAGAATCACTCAATAAAGACTATGACAACATCCAGATTACAGAAAATATGCGAACAATCGGCGAGGTTGTGGATGTGTATAGGGAAGGGTAATACCTCAATTGTCGAATCTTTACGATTGAGGAGTTTAATAATTTAGTTAATTAAAAATACGTGCTCCCCTGAATCACGAATAAAAGCAGGGTAGGAAGATTGTTATTATGGCAGTAAAACGTTGCCCACGTTGTGGAAGCAGTCAAGTGCAGTTTATGAACCAGGAACGAAAAGGATTTAATGGTTGCGTCGGTTGTATCGGTTTCTTGATCGCTTGGCCTTTTCTGTTACTAGGGTTAGTTGGGAAGAAAGGTAAAAACAACTGGCATTGTCAGTCATGTGGAAATACCTTTAAAACGAAATAAAAAAATCCCCACACTCTCCGCCGGCAAGCTTGAGTGCAGGGTAACCTAATATGCAAAGACCAGCTATTCAGCAGGACCTTTTGCGTACTCTATTATATCATTTTAAGGAGGTGATGCCAATATCCTAACAGTAAAATTCCTTGTCCAGAGGTTACAAACTGAAAGGAAATTAAAAAAATGAAATACAACAAAACAAACTATCCAAACATCTTTTGGTATGAAACTACCAAAGGGAAAAGATACCATGTACGTCGTGGGTACTACCTGAACGGAAAGAAAAAAGAAGCTAGCAAAAGCGGTCTTAAATCTATTGTTGAAGCCCGATCTGCGCTTGCTGAAATTGAACGTCAAATAGCCGAAAGTGAATTTGACGATAACAAAAACCTAACATGTGATCAGTACTGGGAAATGTACTGCGAGAATAGGCTTGAAACTGGGAAATGGGGACCGGATACAGAATCAACTAAAAACCTTATCTACTACCATCGCTTCAGCCCACAGTACGGAAATGTTAAACTAAAAGACATCTCAAGGTTGACCTATGAAAAATATATCAACTCACTGCTAACGAATCTACGGAAAAGCTCCGTCGTTCAGATGCACGGTGTCTTTAACGCTATGATGAATCATGCGAAAAATAATAAGATTATTAAAGATAATCCTATTGATAAAATCGATATTGGTATTAGTGGTAATCGACCTCGCGACAAAAGAGTTCCATTGACAAATTTTAAGTTTTGGGATGCCAAAGCGAAAGAGATCCTTGACGACTACCAATACGCAATCGTCCGCGTCACATACTACGGTCTGCGCAGAAGTGAAGATGCAGGCATACAGCTAGGTAGACTAACCAAGCGAGAAGACGGGCGATACTTACTAGAATTGAGGGAATCGCGAACAGCCAAGCGCCCGGATGGCGGAGGGATGAAAACAGAAAAATCCAGTCGATATTGCTTGTATGATTTAGAGACTTCGCAATATATCGATAAAGCCATTATACAATCACATAAAATCGCTAGAAAATATGGCAGAATATTAGGACCAGACGACTTCTTGTTTCTATCCGATTACAAGTGGGGAAACAAGAATTTGAAAGGGAAACCGATTCGAGTTTCTTACATAAACGAACTGTTTTCAAAGGTTAGCAAAGCTTGTGGCATTCACATCACACCTCACATGATGAGACACTTCTTTACGACGCAAGGACAAGCTGCAGGCGTGTCTATCGAACACATGGCAGCAGCCCTTGGCCATTCGACTAGCTACATGACTCAAAAATATACTCACATAGCAGACGAAGTAGCTGAAAGCGTGTCGGACAGCTTTATGCGGGCATTAAAATAG